CAAGGCTATTTAACGCTTTATTTTAAAATGGTAGTTTTCAATTTCAGTAGATATATGCCTGCCAGAAATGTCAATGTAAATTTATATTCCAACGCTGGAGAATTCAATTCAACCGGTAACAGAGATATAAACATAAATACTATTGACAGTATATCTTTCGGCTCATTCCCGAGCTCAAAATACTCTTTAATGATTAAGGAAAATGTATTGGAAAGATTTGATAACATTATTGAATTAAATATTACCTCATCAGGCCATAATTGTCTTTCCAAAGTGAGCGTTTACAAAATAAATGTCGACAAAATTTTGAATGGAGAAGATGATATAGTTCCTAACGAATTACTAGAAAACATAAAATCAAATATTCCTTTAATTGATTTGATTAATGCTAATTCAAGCAAAGAAGAAATAAAAAGAATGTTCCTAGAAGTTTAATTAAAATACAAAAGGTCTTTAGTAAAAATACCTTTTGTATTTTAATTTTATATGACTAGGCTTCATCAACCGGAACTTCTGCAGTATTCGCTGCCTTTTCCTCCTCTTCGATCTGTTTAAGCTCCTCCTCTGCATTTTTGGTATAAGGAGAATAACCAACAGCTGACTTCTGAGAAAGAACCTTAGCGCCACCAGCAGCCTTTTGAAGCAGTCCAATTGTTTCAGCGTCGTCATTGATGCGGTAGATAGGAATATCATAGGTGATCGACAAAGACTGTTCTGCTTTTACCAAAGATGTGTCAATAGCAGCCGCAAATGCTTTATTCAAATTAATATCGCGTTGGGTACATTGACCATATTCACCATCGATCTCATCTTGAGCGGCTAGGTGTGGATCCATGAATACGCGATCATAAGCAACACCGGACTGAGCCCCAATCCCTTTCAGATCTTCCATTGCCATTTGTGGCGTTTGAGTACATGTAAAGATGAATTTAACCAGCGTATCAATTTCAAGCTTTACCGCTTCGGTTGCTTGTTCCCAGGTCACGTATTTAGCATCACCATTCTCACCTGTGATCTGAAGTTGTTTTCCCTGTTCACCTTTTTCAAGAACCTTCGCTCCAACTTTTCCCAGCATTACAAATACCGGCGAAGCATGATAATCGTTGGTGTCACCGAAATTGGAAAGAAGTGTTTCAAGTCGTGATATTGACTTTTGAACATCTGCCCAGGGCGGCTCTGGCTTGGAATAATAGACAACAGGAATCTTCTTGTATGAATGAGCTATAGTTTCTTCGAGAATCCACCCGGCATCATTATCGGCTTGTTCGCCGGTCCGCGCTTGGCGGAATTTGAGAATAAAAGTATCTGAATAAATATCAAGGCGTTTGTCTTTCTGTTTTGCTTTTTGAGCCAGTTCAGTTGTATCAGTAATGCCTGAAAGTTCGGAAAGGCCTAGAGGCGATTCATAAGCCACACCGAAATAAACCATATTTCCAAGATCATCAAATACTGGTAGCAGACTATAACCAAGTTGCGGAGACAGGATCTTACACCGCATTCTGAAGTTTCCTTTCGCGCCAATAGACTTCCAATATTCAGGATCAACGGGTTCGGAATACCAAAGCTTTGCTACCTGCAATTCACTTAGAAGTCGACGCGCCACCTCTTTCTCCAAAAATTGAAGCTTGTTATCTTCCCGGATCTTTTGAACCATAGCCAATAAACGCTTTTCTTGATCATCGATCGGATTGGCTTCAAGCTGCATCTTTCCAACGTTCATGAAGGAAACACGACGTTTAACGATCAACTTTTGCAGAGGAATACCGATGCGATTAACTTCGATACGTTCAGTTTTATATTGAGTCTGTCCATTTTTTAGAATAGGATTCCCGTCACCATCCTTGACAACACGCTTTACCCTTTTCTTAGGTCGAATATTTTCATCGAATATTTCATGCTGAGTAACATCATACTCTGCAGCTGCTCTGTCATAAACTGGAGCTAAACTTGTACCAATAGCATCCACCAAAGCTGGAAGAACAGCAGGTTGAATAGATACGGTTGTGCTTTTTTCTTTTGCCATTTTAGTATTGTTAATGGTTAGTTTTAAAATAAATCGAATACTTCATCACTGGTTTCCTCTTCAACTGAAACTAAGTCGAAGTATTTCCTCATCAATATCAAATCGCGCCAATCTGGTGATCTCCCAATCTCTTTCTTGACTTCTTTTTTGGGAAGTATTCTAAGCTTATTCTCTTCATCAGATTTATAGGTTTTTAACCAGGAAAATTCTTCTTGGATTTCTTGTTGCTCTGACTCTGATTCAATGCATTTAAGGAATATTTGGTGGCCTGCGATATCGTCAGCCAACAAGTATGCACATTGAGTCTGGAGGTTTTGATAATTTTCTTTTTGTGGTAGATCATCACGACTATCTCCGTAAAATCTGTTTTCGTTTTCTTTAGCATCGTCCGTAATAATAGCTGAGGCATTGTTCACAAAACCCAGTATATTGCACGTATCAACAACACCACCCCCGACTCCATCTTCATCGGCAATACAGTGATGAGCTGGAATGCTCCATTTAGCCCGCATAGCATTAATGCACGCCTGGATATCCAAAGTTGAGGACATTTCGAAGGAATGACACTCCATCAAGATCCAACCCCACCAAACTCCTATACGCGCTTTATCCGATCCAAATCGAGCGATATCCGCAGTGATGTACCATTTTGGTTTTTCAACCATAGAATTGTACTGTGTCCAGATATGGGTATTAGTGAACATAGCGATAATGTCATCATACTTACACATTGCATTTGGATCATCATCATATTCCCAATTGCCATGGAGTAACCGCTCTTTCTTTGCTTTATCTTTGGTCCTTTTAAGCCTTTCAACATACCCTTTATCAATGTGTGGATTGTCCTGAACAAAGGCCGCTAAATACTTCATTATCGGGGGCAATGTTCCCTTTTTATTTGGAAGATAGAATGTTTTGTACATCCAGTTCTTCTTAGGGTTACAAGTGATGAAAAGCTTGCCGATCAATCCGTATTTCTCGTTGTACTGCCGTCCAATACGAGTTTTAAGAACATCGTAGGCACCAAAATCAATCTCCCCACCTTCTTCAATCCAGCCGCCAGTATATTCGGTTGATCCAAAACGTTCATAAACTGGATCTCGGGGAAGAAATTTTAGTTCTAGAAGGTCAATCCGGCTACCGTTCTTAAATTGAATAAAGTTCTTTTGACCGTTGTATTTGAAATCTACACCATTGCGCAGACCATAAGCCATAGCAACTTTAAAGAAGGTAATAAGGGTAGATTCGGTGATACGTTTAAGCTCTTCACGGCCAATAAACCATCGGGTACCAGGATAATTCCAACATTGGAACATTAGCCAGCAGCATCCTGTCCAAGATTTTGCACCACCTGCGGCACCACCGTAAAGAAATTCTTCAGTTTCGTTATCTGTTAAGATTCTTAGCGCCTCTTCCTGCTTTTCGTGTTTGCCTTTAGGAGTTTCGACTATAAAGTCAAATATCCCTCGTTTGAAGGATATTCCTTGAAGCTGTCTAACATCAAGGTTGGACAATATAGCATCGACTTCATTCATCTATTGGGACTTCCTAGCATTCATTAATTCACGAATCGTATCATCACTAAGAGACTCTGGATCGATCTTATTCTTATCGTCTACAATCAACGTTTCGGAGTACATACCATTCACTCTAGCAAGCTTATCAAGCATTCCATCAACAGCATACATTTCGACTTTAGGACCAAATTCCTTCCATTCAAATGATTTAATCCTACCTCCCTCTTTATCCTTGGCAATCTTCACTAGATCGATCTCTACTGATTCATAAGTTTCAACTTCACTATCATCAAATGTTGCGGTTGGATCTAGCTCAAGATCAATCTCAGCGCGAAGTATAGAATCTTCCAATGGAAGAATATTTTGCTCGATGTACTTGTCGCGCAAATCATCGGTTAGACCTTTTCGGTCAAGGTACATCGCATGACGTTTAATATCGAGCTTCTTTCTTTCAATCAACAGATGCAAGGATTTTGGAACCATTTTCGTTCTTTCACGCTGAACGATCTTCATGTAATCGTTGATGTTCGAGCCGGCGATGTCCTTCATCATTTTCATCACCTGGTCCGAGTCCATCCTAGATTCTTTCAATCGCGCGTTAACCAAAGTCGAAATTTCAACATTCTTCAACAGTCTTTGGCCTTGAGAATAAGCGGTCTTTTCGGAGTATCCTGCCGCCTTAGCCGCCTTCGTTGCATTGAAATGGATCAAGTAATCATCTACAAACAACTGTTGCTTAGGGGTTAACGTGCTTTTTGATTCCTCACTCATGAGCTCCTCCCTTCGACAACTTGGTCAACTATATGTTTAAACACCTTATCAACCTCATACAATTCGCGAGCTACCTTAATCCGATAAGATGATTGCTGATGACGTTTCAAACAAAGCTTTTCTTGAATAATTTGGGCAACTCCGTACTCAGACTTTTCCGAAAGTAGAATAGCTTTAGGGGAAAACAAGAGAAGAATTGCGGCAGTGAAAACAAGTTCAGAATTGGCTTTCTTGGTTGATGGTTGGATATCTTGGAAGATTTGATCGACGACTGATAGATCAAGTGACCGGGGCTCTAACGCCTTTCGGTACCCCTCAAAATCAATCTCAGGATTATTCTTCATAACCAATTTCAAAACCATCTTATCCATGGAAACAAAACTATAAACTTATTTCTATTTATCCAAATGTATAAGTTTTGAAAAATCAAAAAGGCCCATCATCGGGTAACATCGGGCTATCCCAATTTGCAAACTTTGACATATCGTTGCTTGGCAACTGAGGGGGCGTGTTCACAAATGAAAAATCAGTTACTATTTCCTTTTCATCGAAAAAACCAGTGGTTTCCTTTTTGAAGAAGAGATTTACGATACCGCATTCACCGTTACGATGTTTTGCGATGATCAGCTCTGCTAATCCGTCGGTCGAGTCTCCATCTTCTGTTTCAGTCAA